ACTCCAAGCCAGTCACACAGGCCACCAACATACGCCGAGAGAAGCGTATGGATTGTTCAACATCAATACTGTAGGTAATACGCTTGACTTCTGTGCGAAGGTCTTCAACATTGGAGTAGGCGTTGAGTCTCTTGTTCACAGCAAAGCCCTTCTTCTCAAGGCGACCCAACTTGTTCACGAGGTCACTCTTCTCTTCATCTATGGAGCTGTATCCCTTGGAGGGCTGCTCCTCTTGTGGACCCGGTCCCTCATCATCAAAAAACATGGGTTCATCTTCACCATAGTCAATTTCTTCGTCTTCTTGGGGAGCTGCTGGGGTTGATTGTTTGTTTGGATTCACAAAGGCATCCATGGGTTCTTGGTATTGTTGTGGTGGGGGGCGTCGCACTTGAGGTTGGGGGCGTCGTGCAGGCTGGGGACGCGAAGTTGAGATCTCAATTTCATCCATCAGGGCCTGTTCATCAGCATCCAATTTCATTACATTAGTACTTCCACGATCTAAGACAATTTCTTCGTCCATCTACTCTCTAATAGGAAACTATTCAATAACCTTTAACGCACTTTAGAAAAAAATATGTACATATTATAAATGTTAAACCTTAACCGTGCTAACCGAAATGCCATCATGGCCATTTTCGTCTTGATCGCTTTGATCTTTATGCTCGGTGCAATGAAGAGCGTCAGTAAGTATCAACCCAGACCAATCACTATCAAGGCAATCAGTGAAAAGTCCATCTTTGACCTTGAGAATAAGGTGGAATGTGCGGCGGGTTACAAAGATGGTAGCACGTACAGCAAGGCTTTGACTCCAGGTGGCCTTTGTGGTGCCAGGGAATTGGTGAGAGACCACGCAGGCTACGAGATTGAGGATGGAATTGGCGGATCTTTAATCTAAGCTAATACTAAATGGCTTTGGTGACTTCGTCCCAGACTATCCCAGATCTTGACTATGAGTATCACACCATAACTGTCGATACAATCGGTCAAGCCAGTGCGAATACTTTTACGTGCCACTTTCAGCAACCCCTAAAAAATGTAGTTCAGGCGAGACTTTTGGCCGCCCATATTCACTCAAATGTTATCACCGAACATTGTTATATTTCCATCCAAGAGTTGGATTCTATCTTCAGTGATCGCGCTTCAAATGTTTTGACTGATCAGGGGCACTTAAGTATGCTTCGGGGTTCATTTGCAAGTCTCATAACTGAGAATGATACTCACAATGCTGGCAACTCACTCATTACATTCAAGGATAACTATCCAATTGTAACGCAATATATCGATCCAATTAGACGTGTAGATCGTCTCAGTGTAACGATCAGAGATCAGAATGGTAATACGATTAAAAATTCAAGCGAATCGGGTGCTAATTTCTTAGTTTTTAGATTTGTGTGTAGAAAACCAAACTTGTAATTTTCTTCCCTTAAAGTAGTAATAACATGTCTTCGGGTATTGTTCAACTTGTAGCAATTGGTGCTCAGGATGAGTTCATTATGGGCAACCCAGAGATATCGTTTTTTAGTTCAACATTTAAACGACACTCTAATTTTTCACAATCCGTCGAGAAACAGACGATACGCGGAGATGTGAAAAATCATTCAATGTCAAGTGTTCAAATTGAGAGATCGGGAGATCTTTTGGGATACATCTATTTGACGATAGACGACACAACCCAAGCCCTTGATACTTCTCGGTGGGATCTCCTCATTGATAAAATTGAACTTCTCATTGGTGGTTCAGTAGTTGATACACAAGACTCCATATTTACAGAAAAGATTGCTATTGATACATATGCTCAGAACGTATCTCGCAGTGCTATCGGTACACACCCAGGTGTACACGCACGTTCATACTTTTATCCCCTCCGTTTCTTCTTCTGCGAGGGACCGCAGTGTGCCCTCCCTCTCGTTGCCCTCAACTATCACAATGTGGAATTGAGAATTCACTGGGGTTCCCAAGCGGCAAACTACAATTTTGAAATGTATGCCAACTACTACTACTTGGACAATGAAGAGCGGGGCAATATCGCGACACGCACACACGACCTTCTCATCACCCAGGTACAAAAGAACCTCCCAAGTGGTGAAACTGTTCAAGATCTTACCTTCAATCACCCAGTAAAGTATCTCGCATCCTCTGATACCACCACAAATGGCGCTCTCACATCACCAACAAATAAAGTCAAATTGAGTATCAATGGTGTTGAACTTGGGAACTATAGATGGGGAAAGCCACACTACATTGATGTGATGAACTATTATCATACAAACTTTGTGACATCCCCAGACTTTTTCCTTTACTGTTTCTGTCTCATGACAAGTTCTTTACAACCCACAGGAACTCTCAACTTTAGTCGCATTGAGTCAGCAAAGATTATGAGTGAGGGGGTCGCCATTAATGACCCAATTTACGCAGTCAATTATAACATCCTTCGTATACAAAATGGAATGGCAGGTCTCCTCTACGCAAATTAATTTACCCCCCTATATTAAATGGTCAAGAACTTACCCGCAGTAGAGAGATCTACCAAGATTCGGTTTGGTAAGCATGTACCTGACTCTACAGATCAGGCGGAAAATACCATTGTCTTCAACGCGAGTAATACACTGGTTCCAACAATAAATGAAAACGCTGTGTATTTATCGCCTATCAGGAACAGACCTGATTTTACACCACCAGAAGTTGTACTTCTGATGTATGACAAAGTTACCAAGGAGATTACAGAATCTGGTGAATCTGCAAATGCACTTGTTGGTGGTGCTACACTCTCTCTCACAGTAGATCGTGCTAATGTAACATCAAATACTGTTCAGTTTAAATTTGCTGAGAATAATACTGGATTTGTTACGGATTCAAATGTTGGTATATCAAATTTGTTACCACAACATACCGTGAGTGTTGGTTCAAATCTTTACATTGATGAATTTGGTTCAAACGTTTTGGTTGTTTCCGGCAATGTGGCCATCTTACGTGATCTCGTAGTAGATGGAAATTTTAGAGTTAATGGAGATACGACGGTTATTTATACAGAGAATACAGCAATTAAAGATGCATTCATTGAACTCGGTGCGGATAACATTACCGGTGATACCACACTTGACTTGGGTATTTTGATGCATAGACCGGATGATCTATCGAATGTAGTTTTAGGGTATCGTGAAGAAGTTGCCGAATTTGCAATTGCCTATACCGATGCAAAACCAACTGATAAAATATTTACACCTAAAAGTGATGAAGACATTAATGTTCATGTCTATGGTTTAACTCACATTGATGCCAATATATATGCACACGAGGATCTTCTTGTATCCGGAAATGTCTACGTATCCCAAAATGTCTCTGTCACCGAGGAGCTAACAGTCTCTGGGAATGTGTATACCCAGAAGGATGTTGAGATTTTGGGTAATACTTATGTATCTGGGAATGTTTCAACCTATAAAGACCTACTTGTGAGTGGCAACGCCTATGTATCCCAAAATGTCTTTGTCACCGAGGAGCTAACTGTCTCTGGAAATGTCTATACCCAAAAGGATGTTGAGATCTTGGGTAATACTTATGTATCCGGGAATGTTTCAACCTATAAAGACCTACTTGTGAGTGGAAATGCCTACGTATCCCAAAATGTCTCTGTCACCGAGGAGCTAACCGTCTCCGGGAATGTCTATACCCAAAAGGATGTTGAGATCTTGGGTAATACTTATGTATCCGGGAATGTTTCAACCTATAAAGACCTACTTGTGAGTGGAAATGCCTACGTATCCCAAAATGTTTCTGTCACCGAGGAGCTAACAGTCTCTGGGAATGTGTATACCCAAAAGGATGTTGAGATCTTGGGTAATACTTATGTATCTGGGAATGTTTCAACCTATAAAGACCTACTTGTGAGTGGCAACGCCTATGTATCCCAAAATGTCTTTGTCACCGAGGAGCTAACCGTCTCTGGAAATGTCTATACCCAAAAGGACGTTGAGATCTTGGGTAATACTTATGTATCTGGTAATGTTTCAACCTATAAAGACCTACTTGTGAGTGGCAACGCGTATGTATCCGGGAATGTTTCAACCTATAAAGACCTACTTGTGAGTGGCAATGTCTATGTATCCCAAAATGTCTTTGTCACCGAGGAGCTAACAGTCTCCGGAAATGTCTATACCCAGAAGGATGTTGAGATCTTGGGTAATACGTATGTATCCGGGAATGTTTCAACCTATAAAGACCTACTTGTGAGTGGAAATGCCTATGTATCCCAAAATGTCTTTGTCACCGAAGAGATAACAGTCTCTGGGAATGTCTATACCCAAAAGGATGTTGAGATCTTGGGTAATACGTATGTATCTGGGAATGTTTCAACCTATAAAGACCTACTTGTGAGTGGAAATGCCTATGTATCTGGTAATGTCAATGTCACGAAACAACTCTCAGTGAGTGGCAACGCCTATATCTCGGGCAACGTTGAAGTGACAAAGTCTCTCATCGTGAGTGGAAACACCCACCTTGAGGGGGATAACATATTTATTACCCACACAATGGACTTTTTGGATCCCGCGACAGCTATTGTCACCGATCTCAACTCCAATGTTGAAGTTAAACTTAACCAATTGGCAAATGTTGTCATAGGGGGAAAGGCACTCGCCAGTGAAGATATGCTTGTGTATGATGGTTCCAACTGGACGAACCAACTTCAAAACCACACATTCCTCTATGGAAAGGCGGAGGAGGTCATTGATAAAGGTGAAGTTGTGTATGCGACGGGTACGGTTGGAAACAATATGTTCTCTATTCGGAAGGCGCGATCCGATTCAAGAGCCACAATGCCCGCCCTTGGTGTCGCTTACCAAGATCTTACTGTGAATGGTGATGGTCTCATCGTGACGTTCGGACGTGCCGATGGAATAAATACAGATAATTTCCAAACTGGTGAAACCGTCTATGTGAGTAACGTCACCGCGGGTGCTCTCTCAAATGTGAAACCATATGGCGCGACTGATCTCATTCAAAATGTTGGTGTGGTTGTGAAGGGACATCCAAATTCTGGTATTGTATCCGTTACGGGTGTGGGTCGTTCAAATGATATTCCAAATGCTGTGATTGAAACGAGTAATGCGAGTGTCAACTATGTATATGTCAATTCTGAGAATAATGACCTTCGAAAGATTGATCCAATGAAGTTGCCAACTAAGTTTCAAACCCTTGCGCAGGTTGTGAATACTGGGAATACCGTGTCAAACACGATTAACGTGACGGGTCTCACAACAACTGGGAATGTGAATGTGACCAGTAATATCTCAGTCGCAGGTCTCATAGACCCCAATAATAAGTACTTACCAATGGTTGACACAAATGGATATTTTGTAAAGTCGCCCGTATATGTTACAAATGAGGGTAAGTATATAATCTCTGCGGGTGAAGCTGAGTTTTTGGGTAACATTACACTCGGTGGTAACACAACAATTATTTCATCAACTTCCGTGACTATTGAAGATAGAATATTTGGGGTTGGGGCAAACAATAGTGCCACTGGTTTGGACAGTGGTTTTATGATTGAACATCAAGACGATGGCACATTCGCCAATATTGCCCTCATTCATCACGCCGATGAACACAGATTTTCTATAGGCTATACACAAAATTCATTTACAGATAACCACATTTTACACTATCAACACACGGATGGCACCCAACTCAGAATTGATTTGCTCGGCAATACATTGGTACAAAACAACCTAACAGTAAATGAAAATAGTAGATTTATTGGTAAGGTGGGTATTAAAACTGGAACACCTGGGTACGACTTGGATGTAAGAGGAACTTCTAATGTTGGAGCGTTATCAGCGGATAGCGTAAGTATCAGTGATACTACGGCGGCTACAGGTAAAACTTCAGGGGCTTTACAAGTTACAGGTGGGGTTGGTATCCAAGGTGCCCTATATGGTGCCGCAGGTAACTTTGACGGGGTAACCTCAGTAACAAATACATCTGCATCGTCATCAAAAACGACGGGGGCTCTCAGAGTTACGGGTGGAGTTGGTATCCAAGGTGCCCTATATGGTGCCGCAGGTAACTTTGACGGGGTAACCTCAGTAACAAATACATCTGCTGCTACTGGTAAAACTAACGGTGCTCTCCGAGTCGCGGGTGGAGTTGGTATCCAAGGTGCCCTCTATGGTGCCAATGCAAACCTTGAGGATGTGGAGGCTGATAGTGTCAATATTACTGATTCAACCGCTTCGTCCTCAAAAACGACAGGGGCTCTCAGAGTTACGGGTGGGGTTGGTATCCAAGGTGCCCTATATGGTGCCGCAGGTAACTTTGACGGGGTAACCTCAGTAACAAATGTGACAGCGTCTACGTCAAAAACTACGGGGGCTCTCCAAGTCGCGGGTGGGGTTGGTATCCAAGGTGCCCGCTATGGTGCCAATGCAAACCTTGAGGATGTAGAGGCTGATAGTGTTAATATTACCGATTCAACTGCTTCGTCCTCAAAGACGACGGGGGCTCTCCAAGTCGCGGGTGGGGTTGGTATCCAAGGCGCCCTCTATGGTGCCAATGCAAACCTTGAGGATGTGGAGGCTGATAGTGTCAATATTACTGATTCAACTGCTTCGTCCTCAAAAACTACAGGGGCTCTCCAAGTCGCGGGTGGGGTTGGTATCCAAGGTGCCCTCTACGGTGCCAATGCAAACCTTGAGGATGTGGAGGCTGATAGTGTCAATATTACTGATTCAACTGCTTCGTCTTCAAAAACGACAGGGGCTCTCCGAGTTACGGGTGGGGTTGGTATCCAAGGTGCCCTATACGGTGCCAATGCAAACCTTGAGGATGTGGAGGCTGATAGTGTCAATATTACCAATTCAACTGCTTCGTCCTCAAAAACTACAGGGGCTCTCCGAGTTACGGGTGGGGTTGGTATCCAAGGTGCCCTATATGGTGCCGCGGGTAACTTTGATGGGGTAACCTCAGTAACAAATGTGACAGCGTCTACGTCAAAAACTTCGGGGGCTCTCCGAGTCACGGGTGGGGTTGGCATCCAAGGTGCCTTATACGGTGCCAATGCAAACCTTGAGGATGTGGAGGCTGATAGTGTTAATATTACCGATTCAACTGCTTCGTCCTCAAAGACGACAGGGGCTCTCCAAGTCGCAGGTGGGGTTGGTATCCAAGGTACCCTATATGCAACTACACTATTTACCGATCAAAATATAGTACACACAGGTGATACAAACACATACATAGGATTTCCAGCTAATGATGCATTCAGAATAGTAACAAATAACAATGAACGCCTAAGGGTTGATTCATCGGGTAATATTGGTATCAATGATAGCACCCCATCTTACAAATTGGATGTAAATGGTACTGGTAGATTTACCGGATTATTAACTGGGGATGCGGGTGTCTCTGTACCATCGGATGGTGACTTTATTATGAATAGTAAACCATTACTTCCAGCTACCAGTCTTCACTGGGATCAGTTAAATAACAGACTTGGGGTTGGGACAAATATTCCAGCCACCAAACTCCATGTCGCGGGTGGTACCATTATAAACTCGGATGGCGTCGCTAAGAAAACATACTCTTATTCAGGGGATTTGGTTGCCGGTCAGACGATTGCGAACTCAACAATCACAATTACATTCAGTGCACACGTGTTCTATGCAAAGATTGTGGCACATCTCACAGAATCAGATAACGAAGTCAGTACACTCTCACTTGAATGTGGGGGTGGTCACTGGACAGGTGGCACACCCCTCGCGATCGCCAAGGGTCCACAGGCGATATTTGGTAGCGCGAGTACAAATCCTTGGGATAGTGCGGTGACAACAACAACAACGACAGTCAGCTTCAAACCAACAACGAATATGGCCGTGGCTGGTCATTATAATGTTTTCATTGAATACATCTCCCAAAGTAGTTCGGGGGTTGTTTCAAAGATTACAGAAGGCTCAACAGACGTTGTGACATTCGGATACTAGATACTAATTATTTTTATAAATCTTACCAAACTTGATGTCGGGTTTGGTAAGTTTTATTTATATTACATATTTTGCTCAATGAATGATTCAACAGAATCTGATAATTGTGATGTCAAAATTTAGTGACAATCCTTCTTGAAAATGGGAACTGATTTATCTTATCCATATGAATGTCTCATCACCACTTACCAAAGGGAAATATCTCTCTTCATTAGCACCATCTACATCTCTATTGTAAATTCCCAAGATAGGTAAGTATGTGTTACCTGATTCTACAAGATAAATGAGACCTCGTCTCCACACTTGATCATTTGCGTCAGTTGGATCTGTTCCCTGTGGTGTAATCACACCACTTGAATTCCAACCATTAAAACTATAGTCTGTATTGCTTGGTAGGTTAATAACACCACTCGTGCTATTAAATGTACTACCGTTTAGAGTTTTACAACCCATGTAACTACCACCACCGTATGTCCAACCAACAGAACCTTTACCATAAGAATCGAATGTTTGACGTATTTCTGATGCTGTAGCTTTCATAGCATTTATCTGTTCATTCGTGTATGTAAATGTAAAATCACCAGAATATGCAAATCCACTACGTTGCGTCCAAGGGTTGGCTTGTGTGTAGAGATCAGCTGCATATTTTACACGCATCCAACCACCACTTCCTATACCACTCTCTTCCCCGGTTAGATCGCAATATACTTGGAAAGCATCACCATCAAAACCCGTAGGTTTTATCCAATATAAACCATTTGTGGAACTTATGTTATTTGTTAGCAAATAATTTGCAGATGGAGCCGGTAATTCCTGAGTACTACCTAGTAATAAAAGTGTCATCAAATTATTATCCACTATATACCGAATGGCGACGATACCAGAGCCACCGTTGCCCGCTGTTACACCACCATCGCGACCACCACCACCACCACCAGTGTGATTAGTGCCACTAGAACCACCTGCACCACCACCACCCAAACCTCCAGCTCTTGCTATGTTATCGTTTCTTGCAAAAGCACCACCACCACCAGCAAACCAGCCACTCTCACCATAGGTTTCACCAAATACACTTAGAAGTAAACCATCGCCACCTTGTATATTGTATCCATTTCCAACACTCGAACCCAAAAAATCATCACCTTTCTCACCGGCGCCACCACCACCACCACCACAATCACCATCTTTACTGAGACTTCCACCACCAGCGAAACCAGCGTCTATATAAACACCGCTATTTGTACCTGCTTGTGTTGATGCTCCACCAGCTCCATTTGGATTTGTATCGCCACCGCCGCCACCACCACCAGAGCCACCCGCACTACCAGCGTTCCAAGATGTACCATCACTAGAACCACCACCACCACCACCACCATTGGCAGTTAGACCAAATGCCGTTGAGTTTTTGCCATTTTCACCATTTACGAGTGCATTACCACCCCCTGTACCACCGTTACCCACGACGATAGTTTGTGACCCACTTGTTATAGTTCGATCTGTATCGAAAACGAGACCCCCGGCACCACCACCACCAGACGCACCGTTGCCTGTAACACCACCACCACCACCACCCCCAGCAACTAAAAGTACATTAGCATTGAGAGTTGTAGATGGAGGTGTCCAACTGTACGTTGTCTGCCCCGAGGCGGTACTGGGTGTGCCAATACTCCCAAACTTTGATGGCAACGTCGCTGGTACAGTATCGGCATATACTCTACCATTGGCGGCAGCTGCCCCAACAGTACCATCTCCGTAATGATTATCAAAATTTCCATAGTGGAAAGCAAGGACTTCATCTGTGGCACTTGGTGCTCCTAAAAAGATGATATCACCATCGTCATTACACAGTAGAGTATCCATTACTATATAAAAATAAATTAAATACCAAATCTGCGCTTTAATGCATTGTAATTTATTATATTATGGTTCAATGTATACATTTGGATACAAATTGACTGTGTATATGGTATCGGTGTATGTTGTTGTAGATCCTATACGCGTGGTCGCTAAGTCTTGGTAAATTTTACCAGAACCCGCGTCATTACTACCCGCTATTGTACTGGATCCATTATTTGTTGAAGTCTGAGCTACTTCTGTCCTATTGACAAACATTCGCATCCTTGATGTGGACGCCAACACCTCCACTGAAATTCCTATTTCTGTTGGGGTATTCGTACTAAAATAAGATGGTATCGGCCAGGAAAGTTCTACACTACCACCAACAACATCACCTTTTCCACCCTGACAATAGAGAGTGCCACTAGTTGCATATAGTGCAAATCCTGCACCAGTCGCACCAGCCTCATATATAATACCCTCTGTATTTTGGTCGATTGCGACACTTGCGACCAAGACACATTGAGATTTACCAGAAAATACTTCAGGTACATCTCTTTCAACCCCTGTGAGAGTTACAGCTCCACTGACACCTTGTAGTATAGGAAGTGTAGTGAGACTTACAAACTCTGCAATAATAACCCCCTGAGTGCTCGTAAACGATGGAAGTTTCGATGTAATACCCCACTTATAGGTGAGGTACTCGGCGACATAGACGCGCTCAGAGGCACTGAGCACACCGTCATAGACGATAAACTCATAGATGTTTCCCCAATATTGTGATGATGTTGTGATAACGGTTGAATTGTTATGATATCCACCTATGCAACAGAAGGGAAGTGTATAATTTGTAGCACTTGTAATTGTTGAGTTTGTACCACTCTCATTGAGTTGAAAGTTATAGATTGGCGACGACGTACTCAATTCCCAAACCAAAAGATTGCGACTATTGGTCATTGCAGTGGTTATGTCAAATCCGGAATCCAAGAAATTACTACCACTACTATCATATAAACCCAAATTGTTATTCCCCGATCCTATAATAACCTGGTGGTCTCCACCGGAGCCGCGAACGAGAGTTCTCCAGGTAGATGTACTGTTTAATATCTGTGTTACACAAAATATAGTATACTTCCCCGTTGTGGGTGCTGTGATATTTGTGAGTGCACTCGAAACTATTCGTTTTGCAATTCCATAAGACCCGCCAAAATTCATATAAGGAAACCCATTGGCGTCAGTACCTTTGAGACTCGCATTTGTAGACACCGTAAAGTCTAGGCCATTCCCGGATTGGTCAGACCACGTGGCGCTCCCAGCCGTGTACTGATCCGCACTGAGACTCAATAGAGTATTTGATGGTTGATAGGTACCGATCACTATATCACCATCGTCATTACACAGTAGAGTGTCCATGTACTGTTATTATAACCACGCAAAAAAAATATACTGTAATATTAAATAATGGCCACGACCAACATTCAAACATTTTCGGGAGATGTTGAGATCACCGGTGGGTTATCGGTAACTGGAACCGTTATATCGACAGTTGGTACAGATAAAGTCAAACTAACCGCAACATCCGCAAGTGAAACGGATTATATCCCATTGTCGAAGGCTACAACCGGTGCCCAGGCGCTTTACACAGATTCCAACCTCACATATAATCCCTCGACGAACCAGATTGCAGCTAACCTCTCTGGTAACGTCACTGGTAATGTGTCTGGTAACCTAACTGGTAATGTGAGTGGTAATATAGCTGGTAGTGCGGATACAGTTGCATTCACAGCCAGAAATGCTACTGACGATACAGACTATATTGCATTTGTAGATACATCCACTGCCGGAGATAAAGCCCTCTACACAGATTCTAACCTCACGTATAATTCCTCAACGAATACGATTGGAGCTAACCTATCGGGTAATGTCACAGGTAATCTCACTGGTAACGTGACTGGGAATGTGAGTGGTAATATAGCTGGTAGTGCAGATACAGTCGCATTTACTGTAAGAAATAGCAATACTACAGACTACATCGCATTTGTAGATACTAACACCGCCGGGGATAAAGCTCTCTATGTGGATTCTAACCTCACTTATAATTCCTCAACGAATACGATTGGAGCTAACCTCTCTGGTAATGTTACTGGTAATGTCACAGGTAGCCTAACTGGTAACGTGACTGGGAATGTCAGTGGTTCGGCTGCATCAGCAACTAATGCATCGAGCGCTGCGAGTGCTGACTTAGTTGCATTCACAGCTAGAAATTCTACTGACGATACAGACTACATCGCATTTGTAAATACAGCCACAGCCGGAGATAAAGCCCTCTACACAGACTCCAACCTCACGTATAATTCCTCAACGAACCAGATCGCGGCTAACCTATCGGGTAATGTCACAGGTAATCTCACTGGTAACGTGACTGGGAATGTCAGTGGTTCGGCTGCATCAGCAACTAATGCATCGAGCGCTGCGAGTGCTGACTTAGTTGCATTCACAGCCAGAGATGCTACTAATGATACAGACTATATCGCATTTGTAAATACAGCCACAGCCGGAGATAAAGCCCTCTACACAGACTCCAACCTCACATATAATTCCTCAACGAACCAGATCGCGGCTAACCTATCGGGTAATGTCACAGGTAATCTCACTGGTAACGTGACTGGGAATGTGTCGGGTACCGCAGGCAGCGCAGATTCCGCCACCAACGCGAGTGCAGTCGCATTTACTGTAAGAAATAGCAATACTACAGACTACATCGCATTTGTAGATACCAACGTCGCTGACAATAAAGCTCTCTATGTGGATTCTAACCTCACTTA